CGTGAAATTAAAAAAATGCAACAATTTTCTAAACCAACTAAAACTTTAGAAGGCATTAAAAAAAAAGGAACAATAGATATTAGCGATGAAAATGTTATGGGTGATTTTGATACCTTTATGAGAGAAGCTGATCCTGAAGCTTACGCAGACTTAGAACAAAAAATAGAACTATCAAATTTTGATCCATCAGGTCGTAAGAAAAATGCCTCAGGTGGCTTAGCAGGACAACTGCACTTGAATGAAGGTGGTAGAGTTGGGTTTGCTAATGGCGGAATAGATTATGACATAGATTCATTAAGAGATCCTTTTGAACAATTAGAAAATAATAATTTACAAAATTATTATTTAAGAGATTTAAATTTTGATTCACCTTTTGAAACAGCAAAAAGTATTTTAAAATTTAACAAAGACATACAACCCTATAAAATAGAAAGAGATAGAATTGGACCTAATTTATTTGAAAATTCAGGAGGTTTTGACACGTTTGATCCTTACTCAAAAGATTTTGATTTAAACAGAGATTATTTTGATAAGATGGGAAGAGTTGGTTATATGAATCCTAATGCAATTAATATTAGTTATAATCAAAAAACTGGAGAACTTGCTAGATATTTAAAAAATTTACCATCATTAGACCCAGACAAAGCTCCTGGTGGCTATCAATATTTTTCAGGAAAGAGAGCAGCGTTGAATGATCTTGACAGTTTTAATCCTGCTATACAACAAGGTTATAGCAGCGTTGAAAGCCTGCCTAAAAATCTTATGACACCAACACCAGCTGCATCTACACCTACAACACAACCAACGTCAACAGGCATACAAACAATACCTGATAATAAATTTGCTGTTAACGTTATGATGAATGAACAAGGAAATGTAGCAGATGATCAAGGTATGGCAGAACTTGCTAGAGAAACAGGAATGGCACCCAGTATAACAAATCTTCCAATTAATAATATGTCAGATGTTATGAGAATGATTGGACCAGGAGATGATATATCAGAAGGAACTGGATATAATATGCCTCCTCCTTCAGTTGAACAAAGAATGCAAGCAGCAGCAGCTAAAGGCCTTGATGCAAGAATGGGTAGAACGTACGAAGAGAATGTTCAAGCCATGGCAGACCCAAGAATGCGTGCAGCGTACGGTGGTAGAATAGGATTTAAAAATGGCGGTATGGATCGAAGAAGCTTTATGAAACTTATGGCAGGTTTAGCAACACTACCTGTTCTTGGTAAATTTTTTAAAGGCGCTAAGGTTGCAAGTAAAGTTGTACCACTAAAAGGCACAACGACAACAATGCCTGCATGGTTCCCGGACCTTGTAGATAAATTTGTAGCTAAAGGTATTAGTAAAAAAATAGATGCAGATATGATAGAATACAAAACTAAAGATTTACCAGGTATTACAATGACAAAACATGATGATGGTAGAATTTTTGTTGAAGGTCAAAATCAATATAGCAGACCTTATGCAATTGAATACGAACCACCAGGAGTTGAGCTTCTAGATGAAGTCACAGGTAAATCTGTTAAGACTAAAGGAGAATTTAGAGCAACAGATGCTGTCCCTGAATCTAGCGGTGCCCCCGACAATTTACCTGATTATTTTCCAGAACAATTAGATAGCGTAGATGATATCTTAAGTAGTGATGCAAGAATTATGGAAGAATTTGCAACAGGTAAAAAAATTAAAGAAATGAAACGTGGCGAGTTTAGTGTGGGTCAAGCTGAAGCTAAAGCAGATGCAGCAAGAAAAGGTGAAGATTTTGCATCAGGCGGAATAGCTGGAATGCTAGGCTTTCAGGATGGCGGTCGTATTGGGTTTGATAATGGTAACATAGTTAGAAATTTAACTAAAGCTGGAAAATTTACAGGATATGGTTTAGCAGGTGAAGCAGCTTTTGCTGCACCATTTGCATTGGCAGAGTATGCAGCTGGAGAAAGCGGTGATAGAATATTAGGTGAAGCAACATTTGGTTTGTTTGGAGAAACTGAACAAGAAGAGATAAGAAAAGCTACAGGTGATTTAGGCTATGCAACTCAAATAATAGATGATTTAAAATCTAGGTTGCCAATGCTTAAAAAACAACTTGAATCTTTTAATGATAAAAATGATCCAACTGGTGCGCAAAGAAATAAATTTGCTAAGATATATAATAAACTTGGAGATCAATTTAAACAAGAGGTTAATAAATTTAGAGATGACGAAGGTCAATTTAATAAAAATTTATATAATCAAGCCTTAAATAATTATACTGCAGGATTAAATCAAATAGGTAAATTTAAAGATCAATTAGCTAAAGAAAGACCTGACGAACGTACAGGATTAGAATCGTACGATGTTGCTTTAGCAGGCGGCGGTTTATCCAGATTGTTAGGAGAATAATATGTTTGGAGTAGCATTTAAATTTGGCATACCAATTATGAAAGGCGCAACTAAAAAAGTTCAAAAAGCTTTTAAAAAAGAATACGGAGAATTACGTGCAGCAGGAATGAGTACACATTCTGCACATATAGCAGCACAAAAAGAAGTTTTAAAAAGACCTAAGAAAAACAGTGGAGGAATGATTGGTAAAAAATTTGGTCCTCCACCTAAGTCAGGGCCTATGCCACAGGGCTTGGCTTCTGTTAAAAAAAGTGGTAGACAATACTAGGAGTATAAATGGCAGATATAGATAAAGGGCTCCCGAACACAAGAACACAAGTAGAGCTTCCGGGCGCGGAAGAAACTGAAGTTCAAATTTCGGAAGAGCAAAAAGAAAAACAACCCGTAGAAGTAATTCCAGATGAAGATGGTGGAGCAACCGTTGACTTTGATCCGTCAGCCGTAAACCAACCTTCAACAGAATCTCACTTTGACAACTTAGCAGATATTTTACCAGACGATGTTTTAGACCCTGTCGGTAGCACCCTTAAAAATAATTACATGGACTACAAGATGTCCAGAAAAGAATGGGAAAAAACATATACTGAAGGATTAGATTTATTAGGATTTAAATACGAAAACAGAAACGAACCTTTTCAAGGATCATCTGGTGCAACACACCCAGTGTTAGCAGAAGCAGTTACACAATTTCAAGCAACAGCATTTAAAGAATTATTACCAAGTGACGGACCTGTTAGAGCACAGATTATGGGTAATGCAGATCAAGTAAAAGAACAACAAGCACAAAGAGTAAAAGATTTTATGAATTATCAGATCATGGATCAAATGTCTGAGTATGAATCAGAGTTTGATTCTATGTTATTTCATTTACCATTATCAGGTTCTACATTTAAAAAAGTTTACTACGATGATTTATTAGGTAGAGCTGTTTCTAAGTTTGTACCTGCAGATGATTTAATTGTTCCTTACACAGCAAACAGTTTAGATGATGCAGAAGCAATTATTCATGTTCTTAAAATTTCTGAAAACGATTTACGTAAACAACAAGTAGGTGGTTTTTATTCTGATGTAGAGTTAGGTACACCGGGAGAAACAATGAAAGATGAGATTACAAGTAAAGAAAAAGAATTAGAAGGCGTGTCTAAATCTGGAAAACAACAACCAATTTACACATTATTAGAATGTCATGTTGATTTAGATTTAGAAGGCTTTGAAGATATTGGTCCAGACGGCGAGCCGACTGGTATCAAATTACCTTACATCGTTACAATCGATGAAGGTAGTACTAAGGTTCTTTCGATAAGAAGGAACTATGCGCCCAATGATCCAAAAAGACAAAGAGTCCATTATTTTGTCCACTTTAAATTTCTGCCAGGACTAGGATTCTATGGCTTTGGATTAATACACATGATTGGCGGATTGAGTAGAACGGCAACGGCTGCTCTCCGTCAATTATTAGATGCAGGAACATTATCTAACTTACCAGCAGGATTTAAACAAAGAGGTGTAAGAGTTAGAGATGAAGCATCACCAATACAACCCGGTGAGTTTAAAGATGTAGATGCACCAGGAGGAAATTTAAGAGATGCTTTTTATCCACTACCTTACAAAGAACCATCACAAACATTATTAGCATTAATGGGTATTGTAGTTCAAGCAGGTCAAAGATTTGCAGCAATATCAGAATTACAAACAGGTGAAGGTAATCAGCAAGCAGCAGTAGGTACAACTATGGCTCTTCTTGAAAGAGGATCTAAAGTTATGTCAGCAATACACAAAAGAATGTATTCTGCTATGAAAAAAGAATTTAAATTATTAGGTAAAGTTATTGCAACTTATCTTCCACCAGAATATCCGTATGATGTTGTTGGCGGAGAAAGAACAATTAAGCAAACAGACTTTGATGATAGAGTAGATATATTACCTGTTGCAGATCCAAACATATTTTCTATGTCACAGAGAATTACTTTGGCACAAACAGAATTACAATTAGCTACATCTAATCCGCAGATACATAATATGTATGCTATCTATAGAAAAATGTATGAAGCAATTGGTGTGAAAGATATAGATAAAGTTTTACCACCACCTGCACCACAAGCACCAAAAGATCCAAGCTTAGAGCACATTGATGCACTAACAGGTAAACCTTTTCAAGCTTTTGGAGGTCAGGACCACCAAGCACATATAACTTCACATTTAAATTTTATGTCAACTAACATGGTTAGAAACAATCCTCCTATCATGGGAGCAATACAAAAGAATATTTTAGAACACATAAGTTTAATGTCACAAGAACAAGTTCAATTAGAGTTCAGAGAACAAATTAAAGAAATGCAAATGATGCAACAACAAGCACAAGCAAACCCACAGGTACAAGCACAGATGCAACAAATGCAAATTCAAATAGAAGCAAGAAAAGCAGTGTTGATTGCAGAGATGACAGAAGATTTTATGAAGGAAGAAAAGAAAATTACGTCTCAATTTGATTCAGATCCTCTATTAAAACTAAAATCAAGAGAAGTTGACCTTAGAGCAATGGAAAATCAACGTAAAAAAGACGCTGATGAAGCAAAAACAGAGTTAGATAGAGCAAAATTAGTACAAGCTAAAGATTTAACGGAAGATAAGTTAGAACAAAACGAAGATTTAGCAAATTTACGTGCAGATACGTCAATTGAAAAACAAATGCTGTCAAATAGCTTTAAAAATACACAAAAATAAGATAACAATACAACTAGGAGATAAAAATATGATGAA